TGGTCGTCCCAATCAGGAAACCTTTTTGTAAAATGACAGTCTATGTCATCCTGCACCGCTGCCCACTGGAGAACATTAAAACGATACTTTTGAGTTAATGAGAAGTTGGCGTAGCAAAAGTTCTCTTTATCTTTTTGTCTGAGGTGGATAAAATCGGTAATTTCTTTTCTGCAAAATCCCAATGGTAGTGGATAGATTTTATCGTGTAGATTTTCATAAAGATTATTTGCGAAGATCCTATCGCATCCTGATACTATTTTATCAATGTCTACGGGAAGAGTTAGGGTGGGTCGTCCTATTTTATATTTTGGCTTGTTGGAGATTATATTAGGGCTGGGCGTGAAGTCGCCTATTGCCACAAAGCGGGTTAAGCTATCGCAGCGGGCGTGTGTAATAATTGTGCCACTTACACCCGATAGGTGGTCTTCAAAATCCCTAATTTGGGTTTCATCTATCATCCTGACGTTCGGCTTTTCGGCAACGAGCCAGTGAAACGAAAAGCCATCATCGTGTACCGTTGCTATATCTTTGCGTGGCTGGTGACAGGTTGGACACATCTTTCGCAAGTCCTGTACCCAAAACAGCTCGTCATTCAATTTTTCTTCGTCAGTCATTTTAATTCTCTTTTGGCCCAAAGCGATTCCGATATAAACTTAAATCTGTTTTAAGTAACTTGGTTGCCTTTTCAATAATTCGATCATTTTCATAGTGATTTTTTATATGATTTTCTTTTCTAGTATTTATGTGTCTTAGTTTGTTTTTAGGGGGGTTTTTGAGTTGTTCTAGAATTTTTTCTATCTCTTTATTCAGTTGCGAAAAGTTTCCAAGAAAATCCACATCAACAGTCTTATTTGTTGTAAACCAATGGCTTTGAAGATTTTGGTTTATACTAAAAAACGTATCAATAAATATTTCAAAATTACTATATTGGCGACAATTATGTTCAAAAAGAGAAATCAACCAATCATAGGGTTCTCGCATAATAGCAAAGCTATAGTACGATTCATATCTTTCGTCTCCGATTTTTTTACGTATGTCTGTTGTCGTGATGTGGGCACCGTCAATGTAATCTACATTTTTAACCTTTATTCCGAATACTTTCATAGCAGCGTTTGTATTGTCGAGTCCCACCAGACATTCCGTAATAGATGTGCCTCCGGTTTTGGGCGTATGAATGAATATTAATTCTTCATCGTGATCAATGAATGCTGTCATATCTTGCTTCGCCATTCTTGTTCTGATTCATTGTAATTAAATTCCACGATTTTGATATCATTTATCTTGCACCATTCTTTCTTGTCTCTGTCCCGTGCTTTTGCCTTAAAAAAAGATAGCTTGTTTTTAAAAAAGAAGTTATTAAATTTAAAGTGTTGTTCTCCTTGAACTTCAACAATTAAATTCCTATTGGGAATAAAAAAATCGGCACGCAGCGTCCCTCTGCGTAAACCGGCATTCGTGCCGATTAGTGAGACCTCTTCTAATATTCTATCATGCGGAAACAAAATGTCAAGTAATTTTTTGGCTTTTTTATGAAGATTCGATTTATTTTTCGATAAAGACTCTGTGCTAGACGGATTCCAGTTATATTCCTTTCCGTCTAGACCCATTACTTTCATAACATTCCTTTGATTGCAGATTCTAGAAACGTAACTAACTTCGGATTTGCGGATAAGAATGTATATAGGTTATCTTGTCCCTGAAATTTAAACGCTTTAGTCAAGGCTTCTTCGTCATCCACATTGAGTTCTGGTTTAATCTCCTTAGCCAGCTCTTTGCAGTTTTCCATGAACGAACATGCAAACCAAGCACCAGATTTATCAATCAACCCCAGATCGCAAGCTAGCATTAGTATCTCTTGTGTTTTGTCGATCCCGTGGCCATACCTAAGATAGCTTTGGACTTGGCCTCCCGGTGCTCCCATAGAAGAGCAGATTATCTTCCAATTAAGAACTTGTCCTATTCTGTCGCCGCTAGTATTGGTCCAAGGAGATACCGCCGATACCTTCTCGCCTCCTCCGGCGATTTCCATTCTCGTGTCGGCCTGATACTGAATTTTATTTCCCCCGTCAGACATCTTCGCCTTACCAAATCCACCCGTGTTGGCAATATAGTGCGTTATGGCAATAATCAAACCGTGCTGACGTGGCAAAAGCTGTCCTATCTTCTTCGTGAAAATCGACAGAATCTTTGGAAGACCCGCTCTGGTAGGGCTAAAGTCACCATCTAACTCTTTCTTAGGCATTAGGGAGGATATCGAGTCAATTATTAAAACCGCCCCATAGTAATCGGGATGACTCATCATTTTATAGGCTATATCTAAAAAATCTTCAGCGGGAATAGGCTTGTCTTCTGGTGCAACGATTGTCATTTTATCGGGGTCTAAATCGCTAACCTCAAAATTCAGATCCTTTAATCTACCTTCTGCGTCTAAATAGATAATAGGTCGGCCATCCTTTTGACAATTGGCCGCTATTTGCATGGCGGTTGTTGTTTTGCCCGACTTTGGATCTCCTGTCAAAGTAAGCCAGCTTCCTTCTCGAATGCCGCCCCCTAAAGCAATATCTATCGCGGGGCTTACTGATATTACTTTGAAATTTCGTTTTTGCTCTAGGACTTCTGTGCCGCTGCGAATAATATCGCCGTAGTCTTTGATTATCTTCTTTAGATATTCAGGCGTTTTTGTTTTGGTTGCCATCTAGTTTCCTTAATTTTGACATTAAAGTATTTTTGGGTTTCTTCTTCTTTGATTTATATTCGCCCTTGGGCAGCTCTATGACGGTCTTTTCTTTCTTAGCTTGTTCGTCTGTTATTTTCTTTGAGCGTTTGATCCCTTCTTCCACGAATTTGAGGGGAAGCACGAATTTTCCAGATTTATGCAAAAATCCTAGCGAATAAATATTTTTTCCGCCAGGATTATTCAGATAATGTAGTATTGCTTGATCGCCGTATTTTTTGATTAGCTTTGATGCAACCCTAACTTGCGTTTGGTATTGTTCGTTTTTAGAATTATTCCAGAATTTATATTCAAGGCTCCCGTTATTGTCTTTTTCGCTTTTACGTATACAAACAAGCTCCGCTATATACTGTGCGGCATTACACGGTTGCGATGTGGAGATACTCTTGTATTTTCGGGTTGTTGAGTTTTGTTGAGCCATTCTTGAAAATCATATTCTGCAAATTTGTATTAGATAATCCTCTGACCGATTCCTTTTGTTCAAAATTGTTATGGGGCCAAGTATACTTTGCCACATCAATATAATCACACGAATCTCTTAGTAATGACACCGTTAAAGTTTGAAAAGACTGAGAATGTGATCCATCCATAGTCTGTTCTTTTGCAATACCCCGCAAAATAGAAACCCCATCTAGGCCATCCGGATCTTCAAAAAAAACTTTGTGTTCTGCCCCAAACATATACAGTTCAATTTTGGCAGGAACAACATTATTAGTAGAGCAGTGTTTACTTAATCTGTCCCACGGATTGTCAAGTTCCGGTCTTTCGTAGTCACCATATACTATTGTGCCATCAGTCAAAGTCGTCTGCCAACTTATCATTAGTTCTTTATGGCATAACTTTGCCATATAGCTATCAAAAACTGTGCAAATCATTTTTACTCTTTGATCTTATGAATAAACTGTCGATATCTGGCTGGCGTTTCTGACGGATCACCAGTTTTATCTGCTTTGCTTTCGTCGGCGGCTATAGATGCCGATTCTGTCATAACGGTAACTCCACGCTCCTTGTTGCCCGCATACAGACTGGAGGCATCCGTCGTCTCCGTAGGCTCTTTCTCCAAAGTATCAATAAACTTTTGTACGATAGATTTAGACCTACTCATTTTGTCGGCAAGTTCGTCTATCTTTCCCGTAAAGTCCGAGAAATTTTTGGTTATATGCTCTTTTTCTTTTTGTGACAGTGGACCCTTTTTCATGTTTTACTCCGTAATAAGTCTTCTGGCTCTAGTAAAATACAATGTGTTTTTAGATTTCAAATATTTGATGTAGTTATCAAAGGCGTCTTTTGGAACCTTTTTAAATTTATAGAAATTTCTATTGCTGCGGAAATCAACGCCGTGAGGATCTAATATTTCACCCCTTCCGTATAATATAAATTGCTGTATAGATATATTATCGTAGCTTAGAACTGTTTTTACACTTTTTGCCACTCCTTCGTTTTGATTTGTGACCTTTTGACCTTTTGTGTCATAAAAAGTGATTTCTGGATTCAATGGATCGGGTAGATCCAAGTTAGAAACATCTTCTTTTTCGCCTCTCCCCATTGTTAAAATTTCTCCAATAAATTTTTTATCTTTTGTATGCAGTCAGCTTCCGAGATTCCTTTAATTACAAATTGTCCCTTTTGAGCCATTCCATACTTTTCGAGTGCTTTATTCCCCATGACCTGTATATCCAAAGTCTCATCAATATTCATTGCTCTAATATCTATTTTGAAAGTAATCATTGCTATATGCGGCTTAATGCTTCTAGGAAAATCGTCAGAAGGGGTGGGGAGGCCGTCCATAATCCACGGCCCTCTAGGAATCTTTGGGACTGGTGGCTCCTCCTCAATTCTTTTCTGAATACCTTCGTCATATGCTTTCTGAGAATATGGATTCATCTTAATCTCCCTCTCTCACCCATTTCATTTGTTGATCTGGAGTCATAGACATAATTTTTTGATGCTGGTTTCTTTTTTCTTTTTGTTCGTCAGTCATGCCGCCCTTCTTTATTTGGTCTTTTATTGTTCGGTCTGTCTTTTCATAATAACCCATATTGTCCCAATTACGTTCTGCGAGTTGGCCTATGCTCGTGGGTTCTCCTCGCACAAAGGCTTGCGGAGCATTTATAAAAACCTTTTTAAGTGTCTCTTGCCCACAAATAGGACACTCCAAAAAAGAGGGTTCAGACATTGGCTGTCTGATTTCTGTATAATATGCACAGGGTTCGCATTCAAAATCATATAAAGGCATTTTTACTCATTTCTTCAATTTTATTATTATAGGCATCGTTTCACTATAAATACACTTTTTATTCTAGTCTTTTTAAAATACTTGATATTATACTATTTCTAACGATATCTGAATGATCCAGTTTACAGATGGCAACGCCGTTTAAGTTGTCTAGTTTAGAAATGCATCCGCTCAATCCTCCATAATCATTGCCATGAAGATCTGTTTGGTCTAGGTCTCCATTGATAACGGCTTTAGAGTTTATACCAATTCTTGTCAAAAACATTTTGATTTGTTCAAAGGTAGCGTTTTGTGCTTCATCAAGTATCATAAAAGCGTTATGAAAATTTCTTCCACGCATATATTCAAGTGGACATATTTCTATAGTGTTTGTCGCTCTCATAGAGTCATAGGTTCCTTTTCCAAGATATAATTTCATTTCCTCAGTGATGGGAACGAGATACGGTTGAACCTTGTCTGTAAGTGTTCCTGGTAAAAATCCCAACCCTCTGCCCGACTCGACTACGGGTCTTGTTATAACTATTTTGTCTACCTTGTGTTGCAAAATATATTCACAGGCTAACCCCACCGAAACTGCTGTTTTTCCAGATCCAGCCGGTCCAGAACAAAATGTTACATCTGATTCAACCATTGACTGAATATATTCGGATTGATTTTTGGTCTTTGGTCGTAATTTTTTTCTAGATTGTCTAACCGGCTGCTTTGATGCTCTTTTTTTTCTAGCCATATTGTCTTAATAGATAACGTTATCGGTTGGGGTGGGATTGGCTTTTTGCGAAGTGTTATTTTGGTATGTTATGAAATCACTATGTTCATTTTGATATGAAAGCGTTGCTTCTACATTTCCTCCGCCGGAGTCTCCGCCCGAGTAATTTATGCTTGTTAAATAATTTTTTTTACCTAGCATCCATTGAAAATAACGTGAACCCACCTTTGCTACTATATTTATTTCTCTGTCTACTTTGTATTTTGAGATGTCTCCACCTTCGCCCCCGTCTGTTGCTCCGAAGTTCTGATCTGTGAGTTCCCACTGCCAAGCCGTCTGGCCATAATATTGATCTCTTACGACTCCAGTAAAAGCGGCAGTTACACCGACCGGAAGTGCTATTTGTTTCATTTGATTTTGTTGGGCTCTGTCTCCTCTAGCACCACCAAATTCACCCTCATCAAACAAATCGTTATAATCGAGACTCATTCCTATGTCTATACTTTGCAAACCATAGATAGGGACTGAATCCTTTGAGGTTGCTAAATAAAATGTTCGCTCTACCTCGGTCGGAAAAACAGAATTAGTGGTGTCTACGTGGTGTCTTTTTAGGAGATTGGCACTATGAGGATATCCAAAAGTATAGTCACTCAGGGTTGTATTGTCATTATGCGTTGCTATGCTGGTAGTAAATGTAAGACTTTCCCTAATCGGTCCACTTACTGGTATTGAATAACCGGCTTCTGTCAAGAGACAACATCGGTATGTGGTTTGTGATACTTTAGTGCCCGCCTCCCCTACGTAATCATCGTCTTCTGAACTATAAATTATTGTGATATCATAGTTTCTCAAAGAATTAGAAAAGCCGTCAACACCAAGATTGGCTGTGGCCAATAGATGGGAATCTTCATAGTCCGTAAATGCGGCGGGATAATAAAAAAAACTACCGCTGCCACCATCTATGACTCTTTCGATAGTTATTGTAAATATTTGCTTTCCATAGCTACCATATTCTTTCTGAAAGCGGCCCAG